GCGTGCTGCCCAAGCTGGGGCAGGGTTTCCGCAACGCCGAGCGGCACAAAATCGAGCGGGAAACCCGTAAGAAAACCATTGAAGAGGCCGCCCAGGTGGTGGAAGAGACCGCCCGGGCCCAGGGGCTGGACGACGACCAGGCGCGGTTCTGGCGCGAGAAGTTCCTGAAGGGAATGTGACGCCATGACGACACTACCAGCCCTCGGCGACACCCAGCGCATCGTCCACTGGGATGAGCTGCCGGAGCGTGCCCGGGAGATCCGCGACGACATCAACCCGCTGGACGATGGCCTGCTGATGCAGCATCAGGTGGAGTGGGTGTCGGTGAATGCGGACATCAAGCTGGCCAGCAAGGGACGGCGTACCGGCATCACCTTTGCCGAGGCGCTGGACGACACCATCACCGCCGCCAGTCGCAAAAGCGCCGGCGGTGACAACATCTATTACATCGGCGACACCAAGGAGAAAGGGCTGGAGTTTATCGGCTACTGCGCCAAGCTGGCCAAAACCATGGCCAGGGCCCAGGCCGGCGGTGTCAGTGATATCGAGCAGTTCCTGTTCGAGGACCAGGACGAGGACGGCAACACCCAGTACATCACCAGTTACCGCATCAGATTTGCCTCTGGTCACCGTATCACCGCCCTCTCATCCCGCCCGGAGAATATCCGTGGCCTGCAAGGCATTGTGGTGATCGACGAGGCCGCCTTCCATGCCAACGTTGAAGGGGTGCTGGAGTCCGCCACAGCACTGCTGATCTGGGGCGGCAAAATCCGGATTATCTCAACCCATAACGGCGTGTCCAATCCGTTCAATCAGATGAAGCGGGACATCGAGCAGGGTGTCTACGGTGATGAGGCGGTGGTCTACACAGTTACCTTTGATGACGCGGTAGCCAACGGCCTGTATGAGAAGGTCTGCTTCATGAAGGGGGAGGCGCCAACGGCGAAGGGCAAGCGCAACTGGTACGAGCGGATCCGCAACGCCTACGGACCCCGCAAAGCGGCCATGCGCGAAGAGCTGGATGCCATCCCCCGGGATGGCTCTGGCGTCTCCATACCCGGCGTCTGGATCGAGAAAGCGATGCGAGAAGTGCGGCCGGTGCTGCGCCTGG